GACGTAGCTTCTTCCACTGTGTCGAGTTGCTCTTGCGTTGACTATGTAATGTCACTTAGTAGTAACCCTTCTTCTCATGGAAAGCCCACGCCTTGCAGCTTGTCGAATACCTTACGCCAATGTATTTAAGGGTAGCGTCGATCATGCGATACGGATCGAGATCCCTGTAATGCTGTGATCTCATCTGGCCTAATCCGTAATGGCTTCCATTCTTAGCTTTATAGTTCCATCTAGATTCTTTAGTGATGATCTTGTTAAAGCATTGAAACTCTTTATAATCCAAGATTCGACTATGTGCATAGAGCTTTAGATGATCTATTGAATAACTAGCTGCTGTTGATTGTGGAATAATTGTTAATGAAGTGATGGCCGTAAGGACATAGACCGCACCCATTAGCTGTATTCGCCCTTGCGAGCTACACCGCACTACGGCTCGCTTCAAGCGATAACAGCGTACCAAGGCTGTCAAGTAGCGAGCGTAATCTTGGGCGATTCCAACAGGTTTACTAACACTGTGGATAAACCCTGTGGATAACTTCATGGCTTAGATCCCCAGCCATTACCCTTAAATACCACGCCACCAAGCGAGTAAACCCGCTTCATGGGTACAGTGCAATTAGGACAGTAAGGACTTCTTTCTAGCTTGTCGTCTATAGCCCGCTGGACTTCTATCTGCTTACTACACACTTCACAGCGATACTCATAAGTCGCCATCACTAGCTCCTATCAAGGCCACAGTCATAGTCGAACACACGCAGCACTGGATCGTCTTAACGTTATCTGGAAGATTATCTGTAATTACACGAATTAACTGCTCTGTATCCTTCTTACAGACTCGGCACTTAAAGCGTAGCTTGTCCATAGTTAGATCCTTTCAAGTTCTCGATAGGCTGTAGATTCTGTTGTGTAACCCACCATGTAGGCTGCTTAGAGTTACGGTACTTGGGCCGCTTGGCCATGGCTACGGGTATCCAGCCCGCTAACCTGTAATTCGGACTAGAACCCACGACGAGAATCGCTACGTCACTATTGCGATCATTCTCATAGATAATCATCTGGCCAGTTTCGTAGCGCGTCCACTTGACTTCTACGAAACTGCCGACATCTGCCGAATCCTTGAACCGAGAAGCTCGTGGATCGAACTCCACGAAGCCCAAGAAGCGAGCCACTAAGATCTCGGCCACGATTGACTCTGCTACTTGGGCGACGTAATCATGAAAGCCGAGACGTTTATCGTAACGACTTACGTCGTCGGCTTGACCTTGAATCTCGGCTATTCGTTCCAGAGCTACAGTGTGAGCTAGAACTTTATCCTCGATCGTCGGCTTTACCCTCATCTACACAGCCCGCATAACCAGATTAACTTCTCGCGCTTTTGGCCTTCGGTATAACCGAACTTATCGAACTTTACTAGCTTCTTACAGCTGTCGCACTGCTCGATCTTGTATTCGGCTATTACTTCGCCATTCTCGTAAAGTCTGCCCGTCATTGTCTGCGGGTTAATGATCTCCATGTATTTACTCATAGTTACACCTGTGGCTTCCACTTGCCATCACTGGCTAACACGTACCAGTTAGGCGCGCACTGTGTTGCCTTAGTGCGTTCTGTGCAGAAGTACCCGCCCCAGTTCTTAGGCGCGCCTTCGTGAGCTTGCTTCCAGATTCGGTGTCCATGGCTGCACGTTGGAGCTTCTTTTACTAGCTCACCGCCCAGCTGATTAGAGATCTCATTTATAGAAGATCCAAGAGTAGGCATTCCCGCCTCGTCTGCTTCTTCGCGTGTCTTAAAGCTTGGCACGTCTCCGAACTTAACCGACCATGGATCGTAATCGTCGGCTGTTGAGTTAGCCACCTTGGTAGACAAGCTCTCGACCTTTTCCATGTCTTGCTTAGTCGGCCGCTTATCTGCTCCCAGTAGAAGTCCGATAGCGCGTCCTATTGCGCTCGTTACCGTATCTTCTACGAAGAACTTCTTCATGTTCACGTTATACGTAGCCACGTTGCCGAATGCGTAATCGGTAGCCGATGGATTAACGTCTTCGTATTCGCGGAAGATCTGGGCTTGAATAAGAACGAAACCCTTTTCCGCGTTAAAGTCCACGATGTTCGTCTGAACTCTAGCTGTAGGGTGTGTAACCCAGAGACGGGCAATTCTTGCGGCGACGTCCTCGTAGTTATCTAGGAAGCTCATTACTTCACTTCCTTAGCTGCGTGACGCGCCAGCGAGCGAGCGCGAGAATAGCCGCGACGTTCACCTTCACGATAGCCCACTGAATAACTAATAGCGGCCCAGAGAATCGCAGCTATAGACATAACTACGACGATAGATAATTCATTCATTTACTTGCTCCCGATACTGGGAGCGACGTTCGCGCTCCCTATGTAAAGAGTGAAGCAAGAACGCGATTAGGTCAAGATTCCCGCGTGGCTGTCGGCGTGTCGACTGGCGGTTTTGGCTTGGACTTCAATCCATTACCCGCCAGAACTCCACCAAGGGAGCCAGTTAGGAAGATCGAAAGTGTCTTAAGTAGATCTATAAACGCGGCGTCGTTCGGAGCTTGATTACCTATCGGCTGAGTAACGAAGATAAGCGCGTAAGTAATGCCCAGCGTTACGATTAAGAAGACAGTGGCTAACGTTGCTCCGATTATGAGAATGAGCTGCGCGTGGACTTCTTCTGGACTACGGCGTCGACTGTGTCTCATTCGATACGTCTCCAAGGACGTCTTTAGTGCATGTTCCAGTAGGGATACACTCTGGCGGCTTGCATTCTGGCTTTTCCCAGTTTTCGTATTCTTGGCATTCATAGCGAATCCAACCCTGATAACCACACGCGGACAGGCTTAGCGAAAGGACTAAAGCCAAGCCCGCCGCGAGTAGTTTCCGAGTCACTTCCCCGATAACCCGAAAGCGGAATCTTTAGGGTTTAGGTAGCGCAGAACTACGGGCAGAACGGCGGCTAGGCCAGCCATGCCGATCGCTTTCGGATCTGTCACTCCCGCCATGTAAACTGCAATAGCCGCAGCTAAGAAACTACGCGCCCAGCTTGCGAGTAATGCTTTTAAGTTTTCCATCTTTCTTCTCCTTGATCTTCGGCTTGGCTGCCGACTTTACAGGTACTTCGACGACTGGATAATCGCCAGCATAAGCCACGAACTTAGGACGTCCGAAGCCTACGATCTCTTTACCGCTGAGGAACTCCCGCTCTTTAATCATTACCATTCCGCCGTTACGTTGGTCGCCAGTTCCCGAAGTGTTACCTTCGATCGTGATTACCGTCTTAAACTTAACAGCTACGACTATTCCGATGTGGCTTATACGGTCGACTCCATCATGCGGAAAGTCCATAAATGCAAGATCGCCGATCTTAGGTTCTGCGACGACCCAGCGATTCACTTCTTTAAGTTTATGCGCTCCCGCAGCTGTAGACACCATCGACGGAAGCTTTACGCCCGCTTCATGGAATACCCAATTACAGAACGATCCGCACCAAGGTAGGCCATCGGCTTTCGTAAACTTTCCGTACTTCGTAAGGTTATCGCCTTCTTCTACAGTACCGACTTCTTTAAGAGCTACTTCGATTACTGCCGCAGCTGTACCGATTGGATAGATCATTCTTCTACGAGTTCTTGTTCAGGGAAGAACATACCGCCGTCGATTCCCGCTGGATAAGTCCAGCCGTTCGTATACTCGATGTATTTATCTGGGTTGGCTTCTAGAACTTCATCTTCGACGCCGACGATAATGTTAACGACTTTATTATTTTCTATTACTGCGTATAGTTTCATTATGCCCAATACTCCACTTCAATTTTTCCAGCACCGCCAGGATTACCCGACGCCATAGTGTTTGAATTTTGACGACCACCATTAGGAAAGCCAGCAGCCGATGTTCCAGCTTGGCCAGCTGTTGCATTGTTGCCGCCGACTGCCGAAGTGGCACCTGTGAAAGTAGTCGTTCCACCTGCGCCCGCTTGCGTTCCGCCGTTTCCAGCCGTACCGCCAGCACCGATCGCATAAGTAATAGTTGCTCCCGCTGTGGCTGCAAGTGTTGATGAGATCATTTGACCAGCACTGGCATTTTGTGAACTGTTAGTTGATGTGCTGGAATAAGCACCCGCGCCGCCACCTTGTAGGGTTACGTTAAGATAAGTGACACCTGTTGGCACTGTGTAAGATGTGCCCGATGTTAGTGTGACTGCGTAGCGTGTTTTTCCCGCCGCGCTTGCCGCTGGAACTACTGTAGCTCCCATTATGAGATCTCCACTCCGCTAATGTGGAACGAGACAGTAACCGCACTCGCTCCGCCTGTAATTGTTTGGGTAGTCGTTAAAGCTTGCTTTAAGTCGATGTAGATCGTCGAGTTAGCAGCGATCGCCGTCGTAGTGTGAAGAGCGATAGTAGCTAGGGCAAGCGTAAAGGTCGCAGCCGAAGCCGCTGTGTTAGTAATTGCGATGTTGCTTACTACGGTACTCGTCGAAGCGGGTACGGTGTAAAGAGTCGTACCTGTCGAAGTAGTAGCCGCGCCTCTAAATAAGGGTTTAACTGTAGTGGCCATCGTGTTGCCTTTCTTATAGTGCGTTCATTAGTAGAAGATTAAGTTCGTCTGTGATACTACCCGCGCCATTCGTAGCACTTAGAACGATGTCGCCTGTCGCGTTAATTGTACCCGCGATGGTAGGACTCGTACTTATAGCCACGCTAGGGCTTGGACCAGTGCCATCAGTAACGGTAATACCTGTTCCGCCAGTAATGGAAGTAATGTCTCCCTGATCGTTAGCGATCCAAGTAAAGTCCATGTTCGTATTAGAGTTCTTGGAAAGTATCTGGCCAGTAGTACCGCCCAGAAGATCGCCCATCGAAGTGTCGATAGCGTTGCCTAGTGTTCGGATCGCAGCTGCGCCGTCTTTTACTAGATCTGTATCGTCGGGTTCTTCCCAGCCGAAGAGTGGACTAGTTGCCATTTATTGCTCCTTTATGCGACTACTGTCGCGCTATTCCAGTCAAGTATAGAAGATAAAGTATTCCAAGTTTCGGCGACACTCACGTCTTCCCACTTAAGCGACTGCAAGCTGAAAGCCGTAGGACTTAGATTGAGAGTTATGTCGAGTCTGTTTACTCCCGCCGAGAATCTCCAGCCTTCTACGAAACCCTGAAAGCGTCCTAGCAAGATGTTCGGCGGAAGATTAGTTATGTCTAAAGGTAGGCCCATAAAGACGTTTAAAAGTGCGTCTCGATCCGAGTCGTCTATGTTGCTATTGGCCAGCGTGTAAGTAATAGCTTGGAATTGAGCTTGCGGAAAGGCTCTAAGCCCTAAATAGAACTCGGCTTGAAACTCTGCGTCGACGCTATTTTCTAAAGTCGTGGCGATCGCGTGGGCTTGCGGGCCGTAGATTGTGACGGATTGACTGTCGATCGCTGTTTCTTCTTGACCATTTTTATACTGAATCGTGACTTTATTGCGAACGTCTGAGATTCGCGTAATGGTCGAGATCGAAGAAGTAAGAGCGTCTTGCGCCGAGATAAGTGTGTAGCCATTAGTAGCTAGATACTGGCTTCTGTGAGTTGAATCGGCGTATCCGATTCGGCCCGATGAATCTTCATAAATGTAACCAAGTCCAGAAGTAGCTAACGTGTTAATTAAAGAATACACGTCTGTCGTAGCCGCTGAACGAGCTGTCAATTCGTAATCCCCTGGTCTATCTATCTCTCCAAGTCCTACGTTCTCGGCATTAGTCCAGATCGTCGTGGGATCATAATCTGCCCATGTTAAAGCTGGAGCAACTTCGTTCCACTGATTAAGAAGTTCGGCTGAAAGAATGCTATAGATCTGATCGCCATCGAAGTCTTTAGCTAAAACGCCTTCTGTCGTTGACGATGGAAGTTTAGATAAAGCTCCCAGAGCTGTTAGGCGGATAATCTGATTCGATTGCGTTCCGCTGCTATTGACGACCGAAACTTGAATGTCTGTCACGTCTCCGCCGAAGAGATTAACGAAAGTTCCCGTCGAATCCTTGATCCGAATCAAGACGTTATCGTTAACGTCGATCCTAAGCGGAGCTTCGTCTAAATTAAGAATCTCCAGAGAACAGTAGCCCGCTCTTGGCTGGGAGTAGATGTCTGTACGGCCAGAAGTGATCGAGACATTCGATAGGACGAGATTCGTGTAATCCTGTCCGCCGTTGATCTGAACCTGCCATTCGGGAGTCCAGACACTCATTAGACACTCACTAGCGCGTTATACCCGCCGCCGCCCCGAGCGGCTGAACGGTTAAGAATGTCTACGATAGTTCTAGCTGTACCTTCTGCGTCTATTGCGCCGTTTACCGTAATGTTAAAGACGTTCGACCCAGATCCGCCGAGACGATTGTTCGGAGTAATCATTCCGCCAGTGTTAGGCGTAAATAGCTCTGGGCCACGTTCTCCGACTAGGTAAGACGTTCCAGACGAGACAGGTCCACCCGTAGCTTTACCGCCACCGAAAGCTCCGATCACAGATCCGATAACTCCAGCCTGTCCTAAGAACAGGCCCTTATTATTGTTTACTAAGTTAACGATTCTTTCCATCTGGGTAAAGGCTTTAGTAAGGAATCCGACTAGCTGCGAGAATCCTGTTATGAGAGTGGCTACTAAATTACTTATTCCCATGAGTGCAAGCTTTAAGTTATTGCCAAGAATAGGCGCGAAGTATTTACTAATAAACTCGAAGATCGCTTTTATTAACGTTAAGAATGGAGCTAGTTCTACGGAGTTATCCGCGATCGCTTTCTTAATCGTATTGAAAGCGTAACTGAGTCCTTCGAGAACTGGGCCGACTGCTTTACCGATTGCGGGAATAACTGTCTCATAAAGGAAAGACCACCAAGCGCGTAAGATTGGAAGTAAGTCGTCTCTTAGAACTCTAAAGATCTCGCCGAATGCTGGCCCTAAAGTTTTACCTAAAGTCTCTGCTACAGCTGTGATCGCTGGAATGCCTTTATCGACGAAGCTAGAGATCAACGGCGTGATAGCGTCGAGAATGTAAGAACCTACAGTCTCTTTAGCCTCATCGAATGCAACAGTAAGACGGGCGAGCTTGCCTTGGAAAGTGTCGGCTTGGATCGCGGCTTGCTTATCGAATGTCGTAGACAGCGCGAGCATGGCAGCGTCGAAGTCTTTAGTCTTAATAATGCTTTCATCTATTGGAACGCCCAGCTTCTTTAGAGCTGCGAAGTTCCCGTCGTAGGCCTTGCCTAACGCTTCTGAAACGACGGATAAACTTTTTCCCGTTCCCGCACTAACGTCTAGGGCGATCTGTTGAAGTCGCATGGCTTCTGTGACGTCCTTGGTACTTCTGAGTAGTCTGTCGAAACTCGGCCTAAGATCGTCGTCCGTTACACCCGTAGCTAATGCAGTCTTAGTTATGTAAGACTCGACTGCCTCGATCTGAGCGTTAGTCGCGCCTGTAACGTTCTGTAATGTAGTCGCGAGCTTGGCCTGAGCTGCTTCGTCCGCGATGGCAGACTTAACGCCGTCGATAAGTAACTTTCCAGCATAGGCCGCAGCTGCCGCGCCCGCTAGTGCGAACGCAGCTCCAGCCTTTTTAGCGAAGTCTCCTACCTTAGATCCGAAGCCTTCGACTTCATTCTGCGCGCCTTTAACGCCTTTCTTCAATTCGTCGAAGTCGGCGTCGAAAGTAATCTTTATCTTCGGAATGCCCGCCATTACTTTAGCCTCAATTCGTTAGCTACCTGTTGAATCATAAGCGTGTATTCGCGCGCTACGACTGGAACGTAGAAGTCTACAGCGGGAGCGATCCAGTAGCCTCGCTTGTTATAAGGTGTCTTAAAGCGATTCGTAAACACGCGACCGATGGAATCTATACCACCATGAGATCCGTATTCCGTTCCCCATAACAGCGCGCCAGCTGGCGCGGCCGATTGTTTAACTTTTTTACCCTTGCCGCTTTTAGAAGCTTGTCCGCCATAAGAGCGGCCGACTTTCTTAGGGCCGCCGAT